CACAACCGAAAAAGGATTAACCCATGGCTACTTCGACATACCTTTCTAACCCAGGCGTAATGGTCAACAGCGTTTCGTTGACCGACCAATGCACCAGCGCCACGGTCACCAACATGGCCGAAGCCCTCGAATCAACAGCCTTTGGTAGCACCAGCCGTGTGTTCGTTTCGGGCTTGTATAACCAAGAAATTACGCTTGACCTATACATGAGCTATGCGGCCAGCGAAACGTACGCAACTTTGGCAGCTCTAGTTGGCACAACCACCACCGTAAAGGTTTCCAACACCGTTGCAGGCTTGACCACAGCTAGCGCCACAGAACCACGCTTTGAATTGGTGGGCGCTTATCTTGAGTCTTTGCCAGTTATCAACGCAACCATGGGCGAATTAAGCACCATTTCAATTACCTTTAAGGGTGGCGTTTTGACCACCGTTGTTTCTTGATCTAGCAACCCCAACAGCAAAGGCCCGACATGCAGCTAACACTTAGAGTTGACCAGGGCGATGGCCCTGTAGAAGTAAGCACTAACCTTTTCACCATTGTTTCATGGGAACGCAAGTTTAAACGCAAAGCCAGCGACATGGCCAGCGGTATCGGCATTGAAGATTTGGCGTATTTAGCACACCAGGCATGCCAACAACACAACGTGGTTGTGCCGGTAGTCCTAGATGACTTTATTAGAAAGCTGGTGTTGCTCGAAGTTGTCAACGATGAGCCAGACCGCCCTACGGTGCCAGTACCTACCGAAACGCACTAGCCCAAGTTTTAGTAGCGACAGGGTACTGGCCCCAGCAAGTAGAGTTTGACAATAATGACCTAGCGACGGTCATTAAAGTCATAAACGAAAGCCGAAAAAATAATGGGCGCTAGCGCAACAATAGAAGTGACTGGTGTTAAAGAAGCACTTGCCTACTTAAACGGTGTTGACAAAACTTATCGCCGTGAAATAACACGGCAATACGCCGCCATTGTTGAACCTATTGTTAAAGACGCACAATCACTCTTGCCGACTACCGCCCCAATGTCTGGGTGGAAACGTGGCTACAGCGTAGGTGGACAAGCAAGAGCTGAAGCCAAAGGCCAGACTTCACGCCTTGTAGGCCGTGGTACTCAGCGTGACAATTTTAGTCGAGCAGCGCCCGACCCTACAGACCTATTGCCCTGGGACGGTGCCAAACAGGCAAAATTAGTAAAGCCGTGGGTTTCAGGTAAGAAATCCAAAGCAAACACTTTTGGTTTGAAATGGAACAGCAAAAGCGCCGCACTATTTGATTTGTCGGGCCGTGCCAAAACGCCACAGGGTGAGCAAATGATTACCGTTTTAGGCGCTCGTTTTGGTAGTCCTAGCCGTGTTATGTGGCGTTCATATGAACGTGCTGATGACCAGTTACAAGCCAACATGCGTAAGTTAATTGAAGAAATTATGGCCAGCGTTAACCGAAATATGAAGGTGATCTAATGGCTATTTCAATTCCCATAGTCTCAGAATTTAACGCTAAAGGCATTGACAAAGCGATAAGAGAATTTCAAAAACTAGAAACAGCAGGACAAAAAGCGCAGTTTCTTATTAAGAAAGCCGCCGTGCCAGCAGCTCTTGCTTTAGGTGGTTTAGCCATGGTTGCTGGTGACGCTGTTACAGCATTCATGGAAGATGACAAGGCCGCCCAACTACTTGCCACCAGCCTACGAAACACCACAGGGGCAACTGACGCACAAATTAAGTCAGTCGAAGCGTTCATAACTAAGACGTCTATTGCCGCAGCTGTTGCTGATGACGAACTACGGCCAGCGTTTGACAAACTTGTGCGTGGTACTGGTGACGTCACCAAAGCGCAAGACTTAATGAACCTGGCACTAGATATTTCAGCCGGTACAGGCAAAGACTTAGGCGCTGTATCTGACGCCCTGTCAAAGGCGTTTAACGGGCAACTGGGGCCATTGAAGAAATTAGACCCAGCCCTGGCAAGCCTGATTGAAAACGGCGCTAGCACTGATGAAGTTTTCGCCGCATTGGGTAACACTTTTAAGGGTGCCGCCTCGACTTCAGCCAACACAGCTTCAGGCAAAATGAAATCGTTTTCTATCCAAATGGGCGAATTTAAAGAATCTGTAGGCGCCGCCGTGTTTCCAATAGTTGAAAAATTGTTGCCAGCGTTTCAGGCTATGGGTACATGGATTAGTAACAATGTTGGTTTAGTTGTAACCCTCGGCGCTGTCATTGGTGGCATTGCCGCAGCTGTTGTTTTAACTAATGCGGCTATGGCGGCATGGGCCGCTGTTAGTGCTGTCACCGCCGCTATTAACGCTGTTACTGCCGCCTCATTTACCGCCCTTTGGGTCGCTACTGGTGCCGTTGTCATCATTGCAATCATTGCGGCTTTGGTTGCTCTACAAGTCAAATTTGACATTTTCGGTAAGGCTATTGACGGTATCAAAGTTGGTTTTAACGCCGTGTGGGGCGCTATCAAATATGTGTTTGATTGGGCAAAAAATAACTGGCCGTTATTGCTAGCAATTATTACTGGCCCGTTTGGTATGGCAATTGCTTTTGTAGTCAAGTTTAAAGATGACATTTGGGACTTGTTAAAAGTTGTCAAAACAGGCATTGGCACAATTATGGGCGGTGTTGCTGACGTCATTTTTGGGCCGTTTAAAACAGCGTTTAATGCGATAGCCAAACTGTGGAACAACACAGTAGGCAAATTGTCTTTTAAAGTACCTGGGTGGGTGCCTGGTATTGGTGGTAACGGTTTCGATGTACCCGATATCCCTATGCTTGCCCAGGGTGGAATTGTTACTAGCCCGACCTTGGCAATGATCGGTGAAGGCAACGGCCCCGAAGCTGTTATTCCGTTGTCGAAGTTGGGCAGTATGGGCTTTGGTGGCGGTGCCGGTATTACCGTAAATGTGAACGGCGGCGACCCCAACAGTATTGTCAGAGCTTTACAGCAATATGTACGCCAGTCAGGCCCAGTACCTGTAAACACTAGGGCAATGTAATGCCAAAGATGACATGGACTGTTACGGCTGACGGTGGCGCTACAAATTTTACAAGCCGTGTTTTGTCGTTAAACATTACTGGTGGCCGTGAACAATATTTGGACACTTATTCGGGTGGTCAATGCGTTATCACTTTTAATAACAACGACAATTTCGCTTACACCGTTGAATACGGCAAAATGTTAACGGTCAAAGGTACATACCTTGGCGGCGATTTTAACTGCCATTTTTGGTTACAAAAAATAACATATAACGATTACCCAGGCGACACAGGTTTAAGCACCGTCACGTTTACTTGTGCTGATTTCATTTCTAGGGCTGGTCGAATCCAAGCAACAAATTTTGTGATTGCTCAAGATACTTGCGACAACCAGTTAGACACTTTTAGTAGTTCAGGTATTTTACCTGCCGACATGGGCGTCATCGGTTACGGTTCAGGTTCCATTGCTAGCGGAACTACTTATACCGGCACAGTCACCAACTATTTAAACTTTCTTGTGACCACAGAACGGGGTTACTGTTTTCTAGAAGGCAATGCCCTTCAATTTATTGGGCGTAATTATGTTTCAACCCTTGCACCGATTGCCACAAAAATAGGTCGTACGCCATCAACAACACGGATTGCATACCAACAGTTTGAACGCATAACGGCAGGTTTTGAATTTATTAACACGGCGACAGTTTCACCTAACGGCTTGGCTAGCCAAACCAGTACTAACGCTACCGCTGTGTCAACATACGGTCCTGCGTTTTATTCGTCGTCAACAGTTGATTACACAACTACGCAGGCCAGCGGTAACGCTGATTGGATTGTCAACAATTTTGACGACCCAACGCAAGAACGGTTTACTTGTTCTTTTAGTGATGTAGCGCAAAACAGCGACGCTTTAGAGTCATGGTTGTATGAATGTTTTAGTTCAAACAACAGAACGGTTAACTTTGAATATCGGCCGCCAAATCAACTTAGCGATTACAGTCAAGACATGGTGATGGAAGGCTATCGAATTAATGTGACGCCTGAGCAAACTACTTTTGATTTGTCGTTTAGTCCGTTGAGTTACTACCAGTTTTTTACGCTTAATTCATCAACTTTAGGTATTTTGGACACCAGTCGACTCGGCTGGTAAAGGAGAACACATTATGGCTATTAAAACTTTTTCATCGGGCGAAGTGCTGACTGCCTCGGATACCAACACCTATTTAAATAACGGTGGGCTTGTGTACATCACTGGCGGTACAGCAACCAACACCGCCGCTACCAATGTGGATTCGGTTTTTAGTTCAACCTATGACAACTACAGAATTGTTTTAGAAATGGCTTCTAGAACGACTTTGCAGTACGGGCTTATTCAATTAAAAACTGCTGGCACTGTCTACACCACTGGCTATCAAGCCGCTGCCAAATGGTTTAACTTGACACTGGCAAACACGCTATTTCAAGATAACGACCAAAGAACAACATCATTCACTGGTGGCCCATCAGGTGACCAGTCGTTGACTCGCTGGGCCATATGGACGCTTGACTTGTCAAACCCAAATAAGGCACAACAAACAGGAATGGTCGGTTCAGGCACAGGCGTAAGAAAAGATGACAACTGGTATTCATACATAAACGGCGGGGTGCAAACAGATGCCGTGTCATTTACGGGAATACGTTTTTTGCCCAGTGTCGGCACATATGACATTCGATACAAAATTTACGGTTACAGGCAGGCATGATGAACCCCAACATTGACATTCACAACGCCGAAACAGGCGAAACAATTAGCCGTGAAATGACTGACGAGGAATACGCCGAGTTACTGGCTTCAGGCTGGACACCAGACGAACCGACAGAACCATGAAAACTCTTGCAGTGATCGCAGCTCTTGCCATTGCACTAATGCTGGTCATCACCAGCTGTAGCGACCGCACTCGAGACAACTGCCAAACCCAACCCACAGCCCAAAGGTGCAACCAATGAAAAAGTACACAAACTCAGAAATTAAAGCCCGACTAATTCTTATCGTGGGTATTGCTTTAGCCGTAGCTTTTCTAGGTTCGACTGCAGCTCTGCTTTACGGCCTGCTGTTTGTGATTCAACCTTTGGAAGTCAGCCCTAATGATGAATCAGCCTGGGCTTTACTGTCACCAATGATGTTGTTTTTAACAGGCGCCCTATCTGGAATCCTTGCTAGTAACGGCCTAAAGGACAAGGGAGAAAAAGACGATGGCAATTAGACCGTACACCGGCAACAAAGACGCTGTACACGCCGCCAAACGTGAAGGTACCAAAGTCTTTGTTGATTACTGTTGCTACCTTTTTGGCGTCACCAACATAGGCATTTTTAACGACAGAAACATGGTTGGGACAACCCCACCAAAGAAATCTGTACATGCCACTTGGCGAGCTGTAGACCTTAAAGGCACACCTGAACAACGGTTGAAACTGATTGACTTCCTATATACCCACCGTGACATTCTGGGCATAGAAGAAATTCACGACTATGCAGGCACCTACAAAAACAACCCCAAAGGCTGGGGCGCTGGCTACCGCTGTGACCGTGACGCCTGGCGTGTGTACGACAAAAACACCATTGGTTCAAAAGGCGCCCAATGGGTGCATGTCGAAGTCTCACCGTTACTAGCCGACCACCCTGATGTCGTTCACCATGCTTTCAAAACTATTATGGGTGCTTGACATAGACCTACCGAATCGGTAGACATAGCCCGACCTGACCCCGACTGAAGGACAAACCAAAATGAATGTGAAACGTTTTTTAGGGCTAGCCCTATTTACCTACCTAATGTGTGCGGCGTTTGCGGTAGTGAACCAAAAAGACACGCCACCCCAAACCTACGCTGTAGTACCGGCAACAATTAGCCTGGGCGACTTGTCACCCCAACAGCTGCAGGACCGTGCCGTAGAGCTGACAACCACTACTAGCACCACCACTTTGACACAGCCCACCACACGTGTGGCTTATGTTGACCCAGCAACCAAATGCCAGGAATGGTTGCCTGTCGCTGTTTCGGTTGGCTGGCCCAACAACACCGAAACATTAGAGAAGTTAGGCAGGCTCATTTGGAAAGAATCAAGGTGCCTAAATGTCAACCATTTGCACCCCAATTTTAACGGTTCCGACCACGGATTGGTGCAGGCAAATATTGTGCATAAACGCTGGGCAGAAGAATTATTTAACATGCCGTTTGAAGAATCCATGTCAGACCCAACACTCAACCTGCGTTTCGGTTTCCTGCTCTATGACGCCACAGCAGAAACAGGTGCCTGCGGTTGGAAGCCTTGGAGAATGTGTTAGCAAATGTTCAATGTTGACCGTCCCGACTGGCAACAATTAGCGGCATGTCGAGGCATTGACACAAACCTGTTTTTTCCTAGCAACGCCCAAGAGTCAGCCCAAGCCAAAGCCATAATCAAACCTTTATGCGAATCCTGTTTAGTGTTTCAAGAATGCTACGCCTACGCCGTGTCATTCCCTGAAAAGGCTTTACAAGGCATTTGGGCCAACACCACAGACAACGACCGGCGCCGTATCCGCTACAGTGCCACACCAGTTGGCTATCGTACGAAACAACCCGACTAATGAAAGGCCCGACATGAACCAACAATTAGCAGAAATGACAGCTGCTATAACCAAAGCCGAAATCACTATGAAAGCGGCGGCTTGGCAACTTGAAGCGCAAAAAACCGACATTGAAATGCT